ATGAGTTTCGCAAATCTAAAACGCCAATCTGGCAATCTCGATAAATTATCTAAAGCAATCGAGGCACTCTCCCAAACATCCGAAGGTGGTTCAGAGAAATCTGATAATTTCTGGCGTCCAGAAGTTGATAAGGCAGGTAATGGCATGGCCGTTATTCGTTTTCTCCCAGCATCCGAGAAAGATGGTGACGATGGTCTGCCTTGGGTTAAAATCCATTCACATGGATTCCAAGGACCTGGTGGTTGGTTAATCGATAATTGTTTGACCACAAAGAATCAACAATGTCCAGTATGTGAACACAATTCTACATTATGGAATTCTGGCATTGAAGCAAATAAAGATGTAGTTCGTAAACAGAAGCGTAAGTTAAACTATATCGCCAATGTATACATCGTTTCGGATCCTAAACATCCAGAAAACGAAGGTAAAGTGAAGTTGTTCCGTTTTGGTAAGAAAATCTTTGATAAGATTACTGAAGCGATGAATCCACAATTCGAAGATGAAACACCAGTAAATCCATTTGATTTATGGAAAGGTGCTAACTTCAAGTTGAAGATTCGTAAGGTAGAAGGTTATCAGAACTATGATAAATCAGAGTTTGATTCTCCATCTGCTTTGTTATCTGATGATGATGAGTTGGAAAAAATTTATAAGTCCGAGTTCTCTTTGCAAGAATTGATTGCAGATAAAGAATTCAAATCATATGATGACTTGAAGAAGCGTCTTGACAAAGTTCTTGGTTTGAATGGTGAAGCACCAAAGACAACTGTAGAACAAGTTAAAGCAAAAGAGTTCTCTGCACCTAAGAAACAAGCAGAAGATTCTCCGTTTAAAGATGACACTTCAGAAGATGAAGATATGGCTTACTTCTCTAAGCTTGCCGAAGAAGATTGATAGTAACTTTGTTATGAGTATTGTGAACCCACCGAAAGGTGGGTTTTTTATTGGTTAAACTATTCTGGTGCTGTAGACCATTAAGTTTTGTAATGTAGCCTCATCATTTCTAACAAGAGGTATTGTAACTTGTCTAATCTCTTTATTGACATCTGAATTAACAGAATTATTAATTACAGTAGTATCATTTGATTTATTTGGTTTTGGCCTGTTTAAATCTAAGCTTTCACTTTGTACAGCATTTAATTTACTTGTTGCTTTAGAAATTTGATCCATTAATTGGGGACCAGCTTCTTGCCTAGGTAATGTTGGTGTTGGTGTAGTATCTTTTGGTGTAAGTTTTTCTTTATTAATTGGAATGATGCCAGTATCACCTGAAGTAAATTCTCTGGTTGGACCAGCAACAATACCTTGTTTCATTGCTCTATCTGCTTGAGCATTAACTTCTCTCATATATTCAGGTGGTGGTGATTTACCTTCTTTATTTTTAAAGATATATTCACCTTGAGGAGTTACACCAACTTTATTAAATCCATTTTCTGCAACCAACTCTTGAATTAAATTTTGTTTTTGTGTAACAAGTTTGTTTATCTTTTCACCTTTGGTTTCTTCACCAGCATTCATAATTGCTGAACCTAAAGCACCTGGATCACCAGCGCCTAAGTATTCATCAGTTTGTCTTTCTGCTGCTAAGTTACCAGCTTCTTCTCCACCAAGTTTAGTATATCTCTCTACCTCCTGTTTACCTTTGAGCGCTGCGCCACCAATAATAGCGGCAGAAACAAGACCTGCAAAAGCTACAGGACCACCCAATAATGATCCTAGCCAAGCTAGACCTGTTCCTGCGGATACAAATTTTCTCAATAAATTAAATACTCCAAATAATCCAGCAGTAGATTCTAATAATTTTAATAAATCTTTAAAATTAGGTATTAATTTTAATAATGCATCTTCAACCAATTTCATTAAATCTGGCATTTGAAAATTAGAACCAGAAAAGCCATCAACTTTTGTTGCTGTTGATGTTGTACCGCCAGCAGAAGCAACTAAAGCTTTAAGAGCTTTAACCAATTCTTTATGTCGTTTTTGTCTTTCTAATTCTTTTTCTTCAGAGAAGTTTTGTTGTTTTTCACGGATTAATTTATCTTCTTCTCTTGTTTTATGTAACAAACTTTCTATTTCTTGCAATATACTAAGAGCTTCAGATGAACCCATTCCATAAGAATTTAATTTAGAAGCAGTTCCTTTATTTTTGTCTTTAGCACCTGAAAAATATTTAATTGTACTTTGTTTTCTGCCAGTTAATTTACCTAATAAAGCTGGCGCTAAATTGGAACCACCTGTTACAAATTTGGCAATATTTAATGGATCAAATTTTTCTTTAAGACCTTCTACTTTTGCTTTAGATTTTAAAGAAATAGTTTTACTTAAAGAAGATAATACACCACCTTCTTGTTCAGCCAAAAGGCTACCAAAAGATTTATTTCTTATTTTAGATGCTTCTGAATAGTCCATTATTTTCTATTAGCTTTCTTATCCATGGCGTTTCTATCATCACCAGTCACGGTTTCTGTTTGATTTGATTGTGCCTGTTTTAAATTCATTGGATTTTGTATGAGGGTATTAATAATATTGTCCGTTGTTGCTGCAATTGCTTTATTTTCTTTTAATTCAGCTGATGTTTTTTCTATTGTTTCACCAGTTTTCACGGTATTTGGAACAACTTGTGTTTTATTTTTTTGTAAATCTTGTCTATCACTTCTAAGAAGTTCCGTCATTTTTTCAACAGAGATAGATGCTTTATTACCGTTACCATAATGTGAAGTTTTACCGCCAGGAATATCTGGATCGGCAATTGAAGCCCACTCTAAAGACAAAGACTTTAATGCTGCATATAATAACTTTGGATCATCAACCGGACTATTTAAGTAGTTTGCAATAGCTGGCCGTTTTGCACCAATTAAATATCTTTCAAATAAATTTTCTTGTACTTTACCAGTAAACTTTTGTTTAGTGTCTATATTTAATGTTTCAACGGCCAATTTTAAAGTTTCTGGAATCATTTGATATTTACCAACAGCAAACAATTTATCACCTTCATTTGGTGAACCCCATTTAATTGATTGCCTTCTCATAATTTCGTCAATTGTCATATCTTCTATATTTATTGAACCAGGTTTAATTCCAACAATTTCTTCTTTGCCTGTTTTTGCATTTACTCTTGTACCTTTATTGGCAGCATTATAACTTGCTTTAGCGGATTCACCTTCTGCAATTGCTTTTGAAATTTTTAAAGTAGAACCTAAACCAGCAACAATTGCTGCGCCACCAGCCAATGTTGCGATAGAAGCAAAAGACGGAAATCCTTCTTTGCGTGGAGTTATATTAACATTTATAGGTTCACTTGTTGGTTCTGGTTGACTTTTTGGTGCCGTTAGTGGTTTTGTTTTTTTGGTGATTCTTTTTTTAGGTGTACCTTTTAAAACTTTAATAATTTCATCATTACGATTCCATTCTTCATTTTCCATTTCTTCCATAAAATTCATTCTTTTCTCATCGTCTAATTTTTTATCTTCTCTAGCTTGTTTTAAAGATTTATAGATGTAACCTAAACATTCAATTATTTCAGGTGAATCAAATGAGCCACTCATATTACTAATAGAATCAGCAGTATTTTTATTTTTAACACCAGAAAAATAGTCGGTTCTTCTTTTATCAGCTCCAATTAATTTACCCAACAAAGCTGGTGCCCAATTAGAACCAAAAGTTAATTTTTTGGCTAAATTGAGAGGATCAAAAGTTTCTTTAAGTCCTGTTATTTTTGCTTGAGTTTTTTGGGAGATTGCTTTTGATAAAGATGAAACTAAACCACCCTCTTGTTCGGCCAAAAGGGTACCAAATGATTTGTTTCTAAGTTTAGCTGCTTCTTGGTAATTCATTTACTATTTTCTTTGTCTTTCTTTTATTTTAGCATTTTCATCTTCAATATACTGAATCAACAAAGATATGTAAATATCTCTTTCCCAAGGTATCATATTTTCAAGTTCGGTCAAGCTATACTTATGGTGCTGCATTAACGAAAAATTCGTTTTATAATAATTACTCAGATTTTCATGACGAAATATTAACCGAAAAAACTTTCTAACCCTTCCACCTCAATCGTGTGAGCAAATCCACACTTACCACAAGTAATATTAAGGGTTTCTTTTAATTTTGGCATTTCTTCAAAAAACTTTTCAACTTTTGTAAATTGTTCTTGATTCATGCTTTCTACAAAATCTAACATTTCACCTGGTTGCGCTTCATGGCCATAATAAAATTGTTCCCCATCATAAATGTACTCAATAGATTCAGCAATCATATTAAAGGTAATTTGATTAACATTTTCATATTTTAATGAATCTTTGACAACACCAAATTCTGGATATTTCATTTTAACAGTAATTTTTGATGTTAATTGAATTTCTGGATCAATCTCTTTAGGTAATTGAACATTAATTTTTGTTAAATCAATGTTTTTTTCCATAATATTACCACATTCTTTATCATCGACAATATTATTACATCTATATTTTGATTCTACAATCTCACCAACAGATTTGGCTCTAAGATTTACAAAATAGTATTCGATATCAACAATAGGTAATTTGTCAACATCAATATCTTCAGTCATTGTACAATTGATGAGAATGTCTTTAATTGAAGATTGAATGGTAGAAGATTCATTTGATTCTAATGCCATCAACAGATTTCTCTGTTCTTTAATTAAAAAAGGTCTGTATTTAATTTTCTTTTTAGATACAGGCAATTCAATTTCATAAGTTGGTACATCAAGTTTTGGTAAAGCCATTTTATTTTCACTCCATGTTAAAAATTAATTATTTAAAGAAATTGCCAATCGATGAACTACCAACAACATTGTCAACCATGTCGGCAACTTGATTGATACCATAATCAACCAATTGCATTGCAAGAGCCTGTGTTGAGTTGTTTTCCCAACGGGTATAAGCAAAAGTTACGCTTAATTTGTGATAACCATCACTACCCCAATCTAAATCCAATTGATTCATTGAAATTGGATAAGCATCATACAAATTAATTGAATATGATAAATCCCCAGAAACATCATATTGATTAATTTTAAGTATTGTTGCATAATCACCTTTATAACGAATATTGTTATTATATAAAGGATTAATATAATTTAACCACGCATCAAATAATACTTTTTGTTCCATATTATCATCAACAATAAATGTTAAGTCAATATCATTGTAAGTATTTAAATATGGATACTTTTCAATTGGTCCATAAGTTCTTTGTTCTGTAGTTGCTAATGTTCTTCCTGGTAAATTGGCATTTTCACAACGATATTTTAAAGATTTAACAGAAGAAACATAAGGTATCATCACCACAGGAATAGTAACATCAACATCAAACCTATTGGTTCGTGCCACATCTTTAGTAAAACTTGATTTAAAATCGTTAATATTACCTGCCATTTTAGTTCCTTATTTCTTCCATTGATTCTTGCCACACTTTAGCTGCCGATGCCTTTTTAAACTGCTGAATTGGCAAGAATGCCGCTATGTCCCATTCGTTGGACTGGATGGCAAGTATTTTTGACTGTATGTGACTAGTCAAGTATCTTTTAAGACATGGTTTAAACGCTTTAAGGCTCTTGGATGCAGTTAAAATATCGTAGGTGACTCTCAACCTTTCTATTTCACCGGCATCGTTCAGGTCAGCGAATTTCATTAGTTTACCTAAAAAGGCAATTCTATATTGAAACGGCAAATAATGTAAATTTAAACCTAAGAATCCATCAGCATATCTGTCCAATACCAATACCATTGGAAAACGGTCATAATAGTCCAGTTTTTCTTTGGTTTTTGGATCATAATAAAAACAATACATTCCACCCATTCTGAAACCGGTAGTTTGTCTGTATGCTTCTTTACTTAATCCATTTGGTATGGCACTTGGATTTTTAATTTCAGCAATCCTATTGGCCAGCCATTCCAAAGATTTTTTAGACATTACTCTTAAATCTTCGGGTCGTTTTTTAGCTAATTGTGTAAGTTTTGATTCCATAAGATTATTTAGTTAGAGTCCTAAATGCTCTTCAGTCATCACACGAAACTCCCAGCCACGATCCAAACAGTATTCGGTAGCGGCCTGCCATTTTGCCTGATTGACACCATAAGTCACAACTTCATTGATATACTGTTTGGTTACTCTTTTCTTTGGTTCTGGAGGCAAAGTCTGTCGTTTTGGTTTAACTTCTATGAGTATAGTTTTAAACTTACCATCTCTGGTTTTGACTTTAACAAGAAAATCTGGAAAATATCTGTGAAATCGATTGTCTGCTGGAGATTTGTAAGAAATGATAAGTTCTTCTGAAGCCCACGATATGACATTATCATTTCGGTCAAGCCAATCCATGACTTTGCATTCCCAGCTTGACCTGTAAACGATATTATTATAATCCCCAATATATTTTTGTGGATTTTTAGGGGTAAACTTTCCAGAATATGCCATAAATAGTATATATATTTACTTATTAAGAGAGTAACATGGCCATTATTTCTATTCCAACATCTATCGGTGGAGTATCCATACCTGGACTATCAACAAATGGTCCTTTAGGTTTGTTATATAGTAGTAAATTTAAAGGTGCAAATTTTCAATATCCTAGAGATTTAGGTTCTTTACCCAAAGGACACGTTATAACATTCACAGCAAATGAAATTATACCATCAGATTATGGCACAACTTTAGAATCAACATTTAATAAACTTTATGCTGGTGCTAAATCTGTTACTAATGACGCTTATAATTTTGATATAAAAAAATTTACAACCGTAGAGGGTGCGGCACAAGCAACAAAAAACTTAGAACAAGGAGTAGAAAATTTTGCAACAGAAGCAACCAGCGTTGGAAAAGAACTTTTACAAAAAACTAATTTAAGTTTAACTAAAAGACGAACTACTCCTAGAGATACTATTGCATTATATATTCCAGATACTATGGCTTTTGGTAATTCAGTATCATATGGAAAATTAAGCACCAGAAATACACTTCTAAAAGCTGGTGCATCAATTCCTTTTATAGGAAAAGCAATTAATGGTGTAGCTTCAATAATTGAATCCGATGTCACCAAGTTAGCATTAGCAACACAAGGATTAGCATTAAATCCTGTTGACCAAATGTTGTTTGATGGAATCGATTTTAGAACATTTCAAATGGCATTTACTTTTACTCCTTATTCCAGAGAAGAAGCAAGAGAAGTCCGAGATATTATTAAGACATTTAGAAAATGGGCAGCACCAAGAATAATGAATGGTGCAGCTGGAATGTTTTTTGAACCTCCAGCAACTTTTTCTATTCTTTTTCGTAATAAAGATAAAGAAAATGATTGGGTACCAAAAGTAGCTGAAAGTGTTATTGAAAGTATTGATGTTAATTATTCTCCTAATGGCTGGGCAGCTCACGATGACGGATCTCCTGTGCAAACAATGCTAACACTTAATTTTAGAGAGATAGCTTTGATTGATAGAAATCAAGTTGTTCAAGGATATTAAAAATGCAATATTTTAATACTTTACCAAAAATTATCTATACACAAAATAGAAAATCTACAATATACACAAATTTAATGGCAAGGGTTAGTCTTTACCCACAATTATTAAAAGACCCATCATTATATTACCAATATGATATACAAGAAGGTGATACGCCAGAAATTATTGCTGAAAAATATTACGGTGATTCTTATAGATATTGGATTGTAATGTTTGTCAATCAATTAATCGATCCAATTTGGGATTGGCCAATGTCACAGCAAGAACTTCTTTCTTATCTTAAAAAGAAATATGGTTCAGAATATGCTTTTTATTCAACAGTTCATGAATATCAAAAAATACTTACTCAATTAGACTATGGTACAAATACTACAACAGTAACAAAAGTTGCAATTGATGAAGATACCTATAATAGTCTGGTTGAAGAAACAAAATATTATTCTTTACCTACTGGCGATTTAACTATTACCACAACCAAAGCAGCGGTTAGTGTATATGATTATGAAAATGAATTAAATGAATCTAAAAGAAATATTAAAATTTTAAATTCTTTATATGTTAACGAATTGGAATCACAATTTAAAAAATTAATGTCTAATTAATATGGCTGCACAATTTCCTACTTTAGCTGAAACCTCTGGCGTTTATTATTCACAAGATTTTTCGTTAAAAACTTTAAACTTTTTAACGTCTAGTGGAAAAACAATCGACTTAAAAAGAGTCATGGTGGAATTTTCTTATTATGAAGATTTGTATAGTTTTTGTACTACCGGTTATATAACCGTTAGTGATTCTAGAGGATTTATAGAACTATTACAATTAACTGGTAGTGAATTTTTGGAAATTAACTTTGGTAAAGTAAAAAACGGACCAAATGATATTGATAAAATTTTTAGAGTTTATAAAGCTGGTAAAAGAGTTCCAGCTGGAAACATGAACACCGAATTTTATACCTTATATTTTTGTTCTGAAGAAATGATTTTATCTGAGCAAAAAAAGATTAGTAAGTCTTATAAAGGTGAAGAAATATATAAAATTGTTAATGATATATTGACAGAACAATTAAAAGTAAATTCTGGTAAAATTGAGAATATTGAAGAAACAAAAGGTATTTACGATTTTATTATTCCGAGATTAAAACCTTTTGAAGCAATTTCTTGGTTATCAAATTATGCCAGACCAGCAAATTATACTGGTGCTGATATGTTATTTTTTGAAACTAAAAATGGATATAATTTTAGGTCGTTACAATCGATGTTTTCTGATGATGCTTACGCAACATACAAATATCAATTAGCAAATCTTTCACCAACTTCACAGAGCGCACAAGATAAAGCAACAACAATAATTCATTATGAAGTTGTAAAAACTTATGATGCTTTAAATCAAATTAATTCTGGAACATTTACAAATAGATTAATATCAATTGATCCATTAACAAGAACATATAAAACAACAGACTTTAATTATAATAAATTTAAATCTCAGGCAAAAACATTAAATCCTGGTAATCCATCAAGTGATTTTAAAAATAGATTTAATGAATCTCAAACTGAAGAATATGAAGGTGTTTTAAAAGTGGCAATTGGTAATGCCAATCAAAAAATGGTACCATATATTAAACAAGCTGAAGGTGGAGTTGCTCAAGATATCTTTATTGAAACCTATGTACCAAACAGAACAGCACAAATTGCTTTGGCCAATTATACAGTCATTAAAGCTTTAATCCCTGGTGATCCAGGAATAACCGTTGGTCGAACAGTTAATTTAAATTTATATACATTAAGACCTTTAAGCAATAAAAAAGAATTGGATAAATTTTATTCCGGTAAATATTTGATTGTTGCTGTTAGACATTTACTTTTGGCTCAAGGTTCATACCAAACTGTATTAGAAATGGCCAAAGATAGTTCTGCAACAACATATCAGAGTGATGTAGAATCTGTTGACCAAATAGAAGCGGCACAATCATGAACAATTTTATAGGAAAAGATGGATTCAATTGGTGGGTGGGTGTTGTAGAAAACCGAACAGGAGATCCATTAAAATTGGGTCGGTGCCAAGTTCGTATTTTTGGTCATCACACAGAAAATAAAATATTATTACCAACAGAAGATTTGCCTTGGGCTTTACCTTCTTTACCAACAAATAATTCTCAAAATTTTTCAGTTCCAAAAGAAGGTGATTATATAACAGGATTTTTTGCTGACGGAGAATCTTCACAAAGTCCTATTATGACGGGTGTATTACCTGGATTAAAATCACTGGTATCTGGTCAATCAGGATTTCAGGACCCAAGAACACCAGAAGAAATTGATTCTGCACCAAAACCACCTGATGGTGTTATATTGGAAACTGTTGGAGAACCAACAAATTCTCCTTCATCCAGAGGAGTTGTTCAGAATACTTTACAAGGACAGGCAGCTGATAATAGGACTCACAATTGCGATATTTGTTCAAGTTTAAATAAAGATATTGCAGAAATAAAATCTTCAATAATGACTACAGTTAAAGACCTTAGACTTGCAGCAGAAGCTGCGTTTGCTGGAAGTGAAGCCAATCCAGTAATTGAATCTGCTAAAGAATCCATTGAAACATTAAAAGCCGAAGCTAAATTAATTCAAAAAGAGTTACAACCTGTTATTGATGAAGTCAAAGCTTATGAACAATATATTAAAGATTTACAAGATTTAATTGCTTATATAAAAAATTTACCAGCTGAATTGATAGGTATATTTACCAAATGTTTATCAGAAGCTACGAATTCTTTAACTGGTGCTTTGGCAGTAAAATCAACATTAACTGACCAAACGGCAGTTTTAACATCTGCACAAAAAGAAATAGAAACTGCAATAGCATCAAAAACAGATATTGCAAATGGAAACACAACAGCGGTTGAAGCGGAACTATCATAGGATAAATTATGGCAACAAATAACTCTTGGACAGAACCGGTCGTTATAGATCAAAATAATCCACCACAATATCCATATAATCAGATACAACAATCTGAATCTGGTCATTCTATTGAAATGGATGATACTCCATCAAAAGAAAGAGTTCGTATTCAACATCGTTCAGGTACATTTACTGAAATGCAACCTAATGGTGATGAAGTACATAAAATCTATGGTGATGGATATGAAATCATTTTGGGTGGTAAAAATGTTCAAATTACTGGCCAATGTAATATTACTATTGATGGTGCCTGTGTTGTTAATATTACTGGTGATTCAATTATGAATGTTGGTGGTAATGTAACACAAAAAATTGGAGGTAATGTCAATCAAGTAATTGGAGGGTCAACAACAATTACAAGTGATGGTGATGTAGATATTGCTTCTTCTGCAGATATTAATTTAATGTCTGAAAATGTTAATATTAGTGGAAAATTAAATGTGACTGGAAGTATTTCAACAAAACAAAGTGTTAGTGCTATTGGTAATATTAATGCAGGTTTACAATGTTATGCTGGATTAGGCGTGGTTACTCCTGGATACATAAGTGCTGGTTCACCAACTGCTCTCAATCCTATTCCAGGTTGGGTATCTGGACTTATGGTTACAGACATGGTAAGAACTTTAGTTGGTGACAGATTAATATATGATATGCACACACATATTGGTAATAAAGGGTTTCCGACATCGGCACCTTTGCAACCAATGTGATGGAGAAATAAATGGGACTTTTATACAGATTAAATTACAATTTTGATTCCAATAAATTTGGTGATGGTCAAAATTTATCTGATGGACAATTAAAGCTATTAACTTCTGTTCCACCACCATTAAAAGAATGGCAGGCTGACGATTTAATTAACGTTTCAGTAGGAGGTTATTTTCAAAATCCTCTTTTGGGTAATTTAAATACAATAATTGTTTTACTTAATAATTTTCAAGCAACATTAAATACTTCAAATATTACATATACATATGCTCAAGATTTAGCAAATACTTTGTATTCTGTTACAAGTAATGTAAAATCTGAAATTCCAAATTTTATTTCACACACAAATAGAATATCTGGCACAACAGCATCAACTGATCCATTAACTTTACCAGATTATCAATTTGCAATTTCTGTAGGCCGTCAAATTTTAACTATTGTAGAACAGGTCGATGGAGTACAAAATAATATTCCAATGCTTGGAAATTTTACCAGTTTAGCAATAGCAGATGATTTAGCAAATACAATAATAACATTATCTTCTGATAATGACACATTAAATAATAGTATTACTATTGTTGACAGTAACGCAGTTTCAAATATTAGTAATTCGGCCATGGCTGGTATTATAGACCATGTAAATTCTACTTATACACTATTAAATGGTAGAAGAACTGCTGATGTTAGTTTTTATTTAAATTCACTTTCATTGATTAGAGATTATAACACCGTAACACAATTTAATCATCTTGGAACCAATTCTAAATATTTGATATATACTTTAAATATCGGTACAGAAAAACTTAAAACCAATCTGTTATCGACACCCTATATTGAGGAGCCGCAGTAATGACCGCCAACACCCAAAGTTATTATGGTTACGGAAAATATCCCGTAGGACCATCAGATATATACAATCTTAGGATTGATTCATCCTATACTCAAGCAAATACTGCAAATGTGGGTGCTCAAGATGCGTATAATCGTGCTGAAGCTGCTTTTTTCTATGCTAATACAATCAATGGTGGTCCTTATGCTGATAACGTTGCACGGGTTAGTACAAATGTGGCTACAATTAAAGTTGCTGCGGCTTACAATCAAGCCAATTTAACTATTGGTGTTGATGCTACTCAAAATGCTAATATTATAATAATTCAAGGGGTAAATGCTGGTCAAAATGCTAGAATGACTATTATTGAAGGTACAGATACTAGCCAAAATACTAGAATGTCTATTATTGAAGGAACAAATACAACACAAAATACAAATATTGCTGCTACTGATGGTAAAATGCAAAGTGCTTATTTTCAAGCCAATACTGGTACCGTTTTAGCACAAGCTGCTTATGCTTCAGTAAATAACTTTACATCAACAACTACTACCGATAATTTATCAAGAGTAACTGCACAATCTGCATTTCTTCAAGCTAATACGGCATTAGCACAAACTGTTTATTTACAAACAATTGAAGATTCACAAAATTCTTCTATTATTGTTTTACAAAATATTAATATTGTTCAAAATGCGGCAATTGCAGCAACTGATGCAAAAATGTTAAGTTCTTATGAACAATCAAATACTATTAATGCATTTGCAATTGCAGCATCTTTAGTAGCTAATACGGCTACAGCAAATACTGTTTATACACAAGCTGTTGATAATTCACAAAATGCTAGTATTATTGTTATTCAAGGTACGGATGTAAGTCAAAATGCTCGTATAGCCATTATTGAAGGTACGGATACTAGCCAAAATGCTAGAATGACTATCATAGAGGGTGTTGATGTCACACAAAATACTAATATTTCAAATAAATTATCTTTAACCGGAGCAGCAACTCAAACTGTTTCGGGTAACGTGTATGTTAGTGGATTTATTTCAGGAAATATTAATGCTGCCACAGCATTATACAGTACTGCTTCGGCAGGTTATTTGGGAGTACCTCAAAACAGTATATCATCAGTTCCATATACATTAGCTTTATCTGACGCAGGAAAACATTTATATGTTACTACAACTGGTACTATTAATGTACCTCCAAATGCAAGCGTTGCCTTTCCTACTGGAACAATAATTGGATTAATAAATTCTCCAAGTGTTACAACAACAATTGCAACCAGTGGTGCTGGAACTTTGTATATTTCTGCAAACACTACGATTAGAACTTCTATAACAATGTTGCCGGCAGGTGCGTTATCTTTAATAAAAGTTTCATCAGATACATGGTATATTTCTGGAGCAGGAATTTACTAATGTCTGGAATAACTTTATTAAATACTAATATTAATCCTGGACAAATTGTAGCTACAGGAGGAGCAAATATATCCATAGAATATCTTAAAGATGATACTCAACAAACATATAATGCTTTTTCACTTGTCAATGGTGGAGTAAAAAATTCAGCAGGAAGTCTTACATATTATGTATCTTCTGGATCATTAACAGCCAATAGCGGATTTGCAACTAGTACACTAAATGCAGCTACTGGCGTTATTACAAGACTTTCATTTACTGGAGGATCTTCAAATCCTCAAATAGCAAATTATACTGTTTCTGTAAAAGATGCAAATGGTCGTATTGCTACAGGTTTTGCGACATTTAGGTTTACTGCATGGCCATCTACAGGAGCCTTTGAATTTGCACCTACAGATTCAGGATTTGAAGTTACTAAAGCAGTAACACCATGGGCACCGTTGGTAGCCACTGGTGGTAAACCACCATACACATATACACTTTATAGTGGATCTTTACCAGCTGGATTAAGTTATTCAACTTCTGGAATAATATCTGGAACTCCAACAACAGGTAATTATCCATCGTATACAGGAGTTGAATTTAAAGCGACTGATCAACTTGGAAATATAATAAGGACTGGCACCGGCAACTATACCTATAATAGTTCGCTAACGGTTCGAAGTAGAATAACATCTACAGCTAATACCTCTACATTATATTTTATGAGAAATAGAGATATGTTCTCGATTACTAACTTTGCGCCAGGTTCCAATGTTAATCCATTTCTTACTGTAAGTTTAGGAACGTTAGCTTACTCATATAGTAGTAGTATTAATTTTGGACCTTACGGCTTAACATATCTATCAAGCAGTAATTGGATTGGAACACCAAATACAACTTCTATAGCAGGTATAACATCCACATTTACAGTAAGTGATAGTTTAGGTGTAAATTCAGTAACCACATCTACAAAAATAATTAAAATTGCTCCAGAAATAACAGCTGCTGATGGCGCTGCTGTTAGCGGAAATCTTACTAGAGGTGTGGCTGCCAATCTACACATATTACAAGCTTCTGGTGGTGTTCCTAATTGGCCTAGTACTCCACTTAAAACTGGTGCATTATATACATATCAACAGTCCGGCGGAACTATGCCTCCTGGATTGTCCATTGTTAATACTAAAAATGGAGGTTATGTTGTTGGAACTCCAACTACAGCAGGATCGTTTACCATTGGTGTAAACGTATATGATGGTAATTTAAGTGACAGGCAAACTAATCCAAACGTAAGCCCATACGCCGGCACCCAAGTTAATCAATATGCAGCGTATTCAAGAACGTTTAGTTTTACAGTTGTGTAATGTTTTATAATTTAATTCACATAATCATCGTATAAATAATAAATGGCCACATTAAGTAAAATTTACTCCGATATCGATTTCACTTTTACCAAAAAACCGGTAGTAGGAGATATTGCTCTTAGTTACGATTCTCAGGCGGTTATTCGTTCTATTCGCAATATTTTATTAACACGACACTACGAAAAACCTTTTAATCCAAACTTTGGTTCAAATATAGATGCTTTATTATTTGAAATGGTTTCACCACTTTCAGTATCTTCTTTGGAAACAGAAATAAGATCCGCTATAGAAAATTATGAACCAAGAGCAACAATAAATGAAGTGGTTGTGACTGCTTTACCAGATAATAACGCATATAATGTTAACTTATCTTTTTATATTGAAAATGCTACATTACCAACCACAGTAACCCTCCTTTTAGAGAGAAATAGATAAGATGGCAGGCGCTAATTCAAATATTCAAATAACAGATTTAGATTTTAATAACATTAAAACCAATCTTAAAAAGTATTTACAAGGTCAAGATACTCTTAAAGACTATAATTATGAAGGTTCTGCACTTTCTACTCTCTTAGATGTTCTTGCATACAATACTCAATATAATGCTTACTATTTAAATATGGTAGCAAATGAGATGTTTTTAGATTCAGCTTTACAACGTTCATCAGTTGTATCTCACGCTAAATTATTAAATTACACACCAAGGTCAGCTGGAGCTCCAACAGCAAAAATTAATCTTAAAGTTAATCAAGTTAGTGAATCTTCATTGACACTACCAAAATTTACTACTTTTATTTCTGAAGCAATTGATGGTATTAATTATAAATTTGTAACTGTGGATGATATTACAGTAAACAAAAATATTACCACCAATGCGGTTACTTTTTCAAATTTAACTATCAAACAAGGTGAACCTGTTAATTTAAATTTTGCTTATAGTTCAGCAGATAATGCTTCAGCAACTATAGAATTACCAGATACAAATATTGATACAACAACACTTTCAGTAGTTGTTCAACAAAGCAGTTCCAACACTTCTTCTCAAGTATTTACAATGGTAGAAGATTATCTTGGATTAAATTCAAGTTCTGCCGTATATTTTTTACAAGAAGGAACTAACGGATATTATCAAATTTATTTTGGTGACGGACTTTTAGGTAAAGCATTAGTTGACGGTAATCAAATTATTGTTTCTTATATTACAACTCAAGGTACAATTTCTCATGGTGCCAACAATTTTGTTTTAATGAATAATATTGGTGGATATTCAAACACAGTTATTACACCAATTACATCTTCTACACAAGGTGCAGAAAAAGAAACTATTGATTCTATCAAATATACAGCACCAAAATCTTATGCTTCACAAGGTCGTGCAGTTACTAAAGAAGATTATATCTATCAAATTCAAAATAATACAAATGCATTTCCTGTTGATGCTGTTAATGTGTGGGGTGGTGAAGAAAATGATCCGCCAGTATACGGTACAATTTTTGTTGCAATTAAACCAAAAGGTGGTTATAGTTTAACACAAATACAAAAAACTATTATTGAAACTGAAATTATTAAACCAATTAGTGTTCTTACTGTTAAACCAAAAATTATTGATGTTGATTATACCTATTTGGCAATCACATCTAATGTTTTATATGATCCAAAATTAACAACCTATACAGCGGCACAATTAAAATTATTAATTTTAAATGCAATACAACAATTTGGTTCTGCTACATTAAACACATTTAATTCAACATTTAGATTATCTTCTTTAATTACTACAATACAATCTGTCAGTCCATCATTTATTACTAATGATGCTTCAATTGTTTTGCAAAAAAGATTTAAACCAAATTTAAATAATTCGGGAACATATGTATTTGATTTTGGAACATCATTAAAGAAAGACATATATTCAAAAAGTATTAGTGCAAGTCCAACATTTCAAATCTATGATACAATTCAAAATACCACCAATCGTGTGTTAAGAACTGAGGTTTATTTGGAAGAAACTCCCTCATCAACAACTTATGTTGATTCTATTTCAATTGTTAATCCTGGTTTTAATTATACAGATATTCCAACAGTAACCATAGTAGGTGATGGTTCTGGTGCCACAGCCGAAGCCATTGTTGTTAATGGTCAAGTTACTAATATTATTGTTATAAATCCAGGTTCCAATTATTCACAAGCAAGTGTATTAATTTCTGGTGGTGGCGGAAGTTTAGCTTCTGCACTAGTTAATTTAGCAAGTAATGTAGGTGTTTTGAGAACTTATTTCTATATTAATGGTATTAAAACTATTTTAAATACGAATGCCGGAACAGTAGATTATGATAAAGGTATTGTAACTTTAACAGCTTTTGCTCCTGTAGATGTTAATAATGAATTAGCTGAATTAACAATACAAGCCGTTCCAACTTCAACTATTGTTTCTTCTAGCAGAGATAAAATTATAACACTTGATTCTTCTGATTCTAATGCAATCAATGTAAATCTTTCAGCTAAAACATGATTTTAAATCATCACAATACTTCATTAAAAATAGCAAAACAACTTCCTGAATTTATTCGGGACGATGTTAATTATGAAACTTTTGTAGCTTTTTTACAAGCTTATTATGCTTGGTTAGAAACCAGTAATACTGCAAATTCTTCGAATACAGTAGCACATTCTAGTAATCAAGGCATTACACACGCATCTCAAAATTTATTAAATTATTCTGATGTTGATAATACAATTAATGATTTTATTGAATATTATATTAATGATTTTCTTCCATATATTCCAGAAGATGCGTTAACGGATAAAAGAAAATTATTAAAAATATCAAAAGAATTTTATCATTCAAAAGGAACAGAAAAATCATATAAATTTTTATTTAGAGCTTTATATAATGAAAATGTTGAAATATTTGAAACTGGTGATTCGGTTTTAAAAAGTTCTGCTGGCAAATGGATTATTCCAAAATTAATTAGAATTAATACAACAACAAATAGTTGGGAATATTGTAATGGTTTTAAATTATTTGGAGAAAAAAGTAAAGCTTTTGCAAATATTGATGAAGTTTTTTTGACCACAGGCAAAGCAGAAATATACATTTCTAATATTAATCGTATATTTAAATCTGGTGAATTTGTTCGTGTTCTTGATAACAATAATAAAGATGTTTATTTTTATAATGATCAAATTTATATACAAAATCAAGGTTATGAAATACCATCTTATGCTACAATATTAAGAGAAAAAATCGTAGGTATTGTTAATTCTGTAACTATTGATCCTGATAATAAAGGTTTATATTATAAGGCTGGTGATCCTGTTGTTGCTTATGGTGGTTTAAATCCTGTTAAAGATAATCCCGTTGCTTTTTCTGGTATAGTAGGAACTACAACTACAGGTTCAATTAAATCCTTAAATGTAAACAAAGGTTCAAACGGATATAGATTATCTCCAAATACAAAAATTATATTGGGTGGAGATGGTCAATATGCTGCTGCCGAAGTAACATTATTAGATGATACTAAGAAAACTTTTTTTACTATGGTATCTTCCAATACAATAGGAGCAGTTGCTAATGTTCGCATTGGTAATACTATGTTTGCACAAACTTATACCACTTTTGCTGTTGCTGCAAATTCAAAATCAACATTAGCAAACACATTAACATTTAAAGCCTATTCTGTTGCTCCAGTTGCTGGAGTAAACGTTACAAATCCTGGAGTAAATTATCCTTTACCACCTCCTTCAGTAGTAATTTCAGAATATCAAACACAATCTGGAACAGATGATTTTGCTTATCTTGGAGTATTACAACCAATTCAAATTGTAAATGGTGGTACAGGCTATGGCAATTCAAATACAATTTCTATTGTCGGTGGTACAGGTTTTGGTGCTTATGCTAATATAAGAGTAAATTCTGCTGGTTCTATTATTTCGGCAAATTATATCTACTCCAGTTCAAATACAATTACAAGTTATCCATTAGGTGGATTAGGATATTTGCCTGATTATTTGCCAACTGTCAACATTAGTTCAATTTCTGGCGCAAATGCTTCTTTGATTGTACCTGGAGTTATGGCAATCGGTGCTTCATTAGATACTGTATCTGAAAAAATTGGAGCAATATCTTCAATTAAAATTTTAAATTCTGGTGAAGATTATATTTCATCTCCTAATTTAACGGTAAAAGTTGCTGATGTTACAGTAACTAACGTTTCAACAATACATACATTTACTTCTGGCGATCTAATTTTTCAAGGTGCATCACTTAATACAAAATCATTTTATGCTTCCGTAGATTCTTATAGAAAAATTTCAACTGCTGTACCAAAAAATACATCAAAAGATGTTTATTTAATTCGAATGTATGAATATTTTGGTTCATATAATCCAAATTTACCTTTAAAAATTATAAAAAGTATTACCACATCACAAACATATACATTGGTAATGTATCCTAGCAATAATTTTACAGACGCTTTTGGTAATTTGGTGTCTATTAAACAATATGGTGATGGATTAGGTAAAATATATCCATCATTTTTGGGTGGTGTAATTGATGGCCAAGGTAAATATTTGAATGAAGATGGTCATATTTCTTCTTTGGGAATTGTGTTACAAAGTATAGATTATAATACTTTTACTTACATTTTATCTTCTCCAGAAACTTTGGCCAAATATAAAAATTTAGTACTTAATCTTGTTCATCCTGCTGGAATGAGATTGATTGGAAGAAAATTAATTAGATCAGCAAATACACTTAATATGTCTATTTCTGACAAATTACAGTTTGGAGTGCCTTTAGCTCACGTTGCAGGTTCTGCTGCATTTACAACTTTGTCGGTCGATACCAGCTTAAATGAAAAAACATTATCTAGTAATAATATTATTAAATTTACTAATGTTATTGCGGGTAATATTGGAAATACCATTTTTGCCAATGATATTGTTCAATTTAATGCAACAAATAATATTAAAGCTTATTCTACGATTACCAATGTGGATTGGTCAAATAATCAAATTTACATGAAAGATAATGTTTATTTGACTTTTAGAAATGTTGCAACTTGTTCAATAAATGCTTCTTCTAACGTCATAAATATAGATACATTAACTGGCCAATTTGATGGTAATTTTGGTACATTATATGACTTTACGCCATCAAATGTAATATTTTCAGTTGGAGATTCTGTATTATTTAATAGTGAAGGAATTTATCACACGATTACTAAAATGTTTAGTAATGGTAATTTCTCAATTAATAACAGTAGTTTGGGTCCAAGAACTGAATTATTAATAACCGTAAATAAAAATGCTAACACAAAAAATGTGATGATATACGGAACCACAACTTTATATGCATATCCAGAAATAACAACTGAATCCGGCGATTCGATTCTGACTGAATCGAGTGCTTACTTATTAATAGGGTAAAAAATGTCAACAGTAAAAATATCAGAATTACCAGAAATAACACACTATAGCACAGATACCGATCAAACACTAGTTGTTGGTGTTGATTTGGCTACTGGTACTACAGGAAAATCTACATTGACTACTTTAGGTGAAGGTCTTTATGCCTATCAGCCTTTAAAGGTTGGCGAAAATCAAGTGTTGTTTTCTAATACTATTGGCCAGTTTTCTGGCAATTCAAATACTTATTTACAAGTTAATAACCAAAATTTTAATGCCAACGGTTCTGCTGATTATGTAGCATCAACAAGTGATTCTGATAATTCAAACAAATATATTGATATGGGTGTCAATGGATCAACTTTTAATGATTCAAATTTTTCTTCAATGAAACCTTATGATGGTTATTTGTACACTTATGGCGCATCAGCAACAAGTACTTCAGGTAACTTAGTAATTGGTACAGCATCTTCATTTGCAAACATTGTGTATATTGTTGGTGGTACTGTTGCTGCAAACATTGTTGCAAGAATGTCAAAGACTGCCTTGGAGTTTTCTTCAGGTTACGCATTGAAGTTTGGTGATGGTTCAGTACAAACTACAGCATCAAATCCTGCCTCTTATTCTACTGCTGCTTATGCGCAAGCAAATACTGGAACAGTTCTTACTCAAGCGGCATTTAATGTAGCCAATACAGCAGTTCAAAATACTGCCACAATTCAATTAAATACAGTTAGGCTTTCCGGTAATTTAATTGCTAACTCTACAGGTCAAGGCATTTTTGTCGATAACTTTACATCAAATTCTGCAACATTTAGCCAAAACATGGTCGTTCTTGGTAATCTTACTGCCAATACATTATTGGGTAATATTTTCTTTTCTAACGTAACAACACAAACTACTCAGTCTAATTCTATTCTTTGGACTACACAAGCTAGTCCACCCACACAACAGGTTGCACAATTATGGTACTCTAGTAATACACAATCGTTGATTTTAGATACGGATATTCCTGGTGATAGATTGTCTATTTCTAAAGTTCTTTTCTTTCGTGGTTATAATAATACTGGTGCAACAATACCAGCAAACTCAATTGTTCGCTTAGTAGCAGGTGTCACAGCTAATCAAATTCCTTACATTGCTTTGGCTGATGCAACATCATCTGCAAATGCAACAGTTGCTGGTTTTGTTAAAAATGCAATTTCTGCTTCTGCATATGGTTTTGTATATTCACAAGGTATTGTTGAAGATTTAGATACAACTGGTCTTGGCTCAAATGGTGACCTTCTTTTCTTATCTGCAACACCGGGTCGTGCTTCCAATACAGCTCCTGTTGATGGTGCAAATACTGTTGTTCAAATAGGTAGAATTCTTAATTCTAATGCAACTCAAGGTAAACTGTTTATTCAGAACCAATTAAGACAAGCATATGGTAGACCAAATGGTTCATTGTTATATGCTTCTGCTAATAATATTACAGCAAGTAATACATTAAATATCAATGAAAGTATTGGCCGATTGAATGTGTCTAGTACCATTTATGCTGCCAACGGTATTATTAATAGAGTATCACAATATCCTAGCACTCAGACAGCAATTACTATTAGTATGACTACTGATACATGGGTAAAGTGTAATGTGGGAGCATCACTTGCAATTACACCAACATCATTTGTTCCTGGTACTGAAGTGGTTGTAATTGTAACTAATCCAAATACAGGTGGTGGTGCAGCAAGAACAATTACTCATGGTGGTTCATCTTATAATTCATCGGTGGGTGCAACAAGCTTTACTTTGGGTGCCACTACAACTGCTTTCATTAAGTATTACAGTTTGTCTAACGATTTAGCAAATACTTACGTTCAAGTAACTTACAGTTAATAGGATTATATAATGCCAGCCTTAACCGCCAATTCGTCACTACTACTATACGGTAGTAAAATTTATGAAGTATTACAATACTATTATGCTCCTTCAGCAAATGCTATATCACAAAGTACTACTCAAAATACATTATATGCTTTTATTGGCAAAGTTACTCCTTGGGAGGATCCATATAATCCACCAGCACCAACACAAGACCAATATTCCTTAAAACAAACATCTAAAAATATTATTGCAGCAAAAAAAATAACATCAGCTGATATTTCTGCAGTTTTGCCAAGAATAGATTGGACTTCTGGTATAATATATGATTATTATGATGATAGAATAGATATGTTTGCTTTAAATAATAATAATTTAATAATTAAAAATTTTTATGTTAGAAATAGATATGACCAAGTATTTAAATGTTTATGGAATGCAAATGGTGCTCCATCAACTCAAGAACCTCAATTAGCTCCAGGTACATTTAATTCAACATTTTTAGTTCAAACTTCAGATGGTTATAAATGGAAATTTTTATATAATATTAGTTCTGGTGCAAAACAAAGATTTTTAGATGAAAATTGGATGCCTGTACCTTCAGGAAACTTTGTTCCTAACCCCACACTTACTGATGCTGGAGTAGGATCAGTAGACGTTGTTAATATAACCACCATTGGTGAAGGATATGATCCAGTAGGTACACAAATTACAATAGTAGGTGATGGTTATGGTGCTAATGCTGAACCAGTTATTAATGCAGCAGGTTATTTGATTGACGCTACTGTAACAGATGTTGGTACAAATTATACTTATGCTAATCCGGTTATATCTGTTTTAAATGGTTACAATACTCCAAATGTTCAAGCTGTTGGTATATCTCCAGCTTCGCCTGTTGGTGGCCATGGATTGGATCCAATTTCTGAATTAGGTTGTAATAATGTAATGCTTTCTTTAAATTTTGCAGGTGATGAAAGTGGAACCATTCCTACAGATATATCATATTATCAATTAGGTTTAATTTTAGATCCTTCAGACAAACAAACTAATCCTCAAGTTTGTTATGGAGATATCTATGATGTTACAACTCATTTAGGTGTTTCACCGGGAACAGGTTCATTTGTAAGTGGCCAAACTGTATATCAAGGACCAAATTTAACAAATGCAACTTTTATTGCAACAGTTGTTAGTTTTAATACTCAAACCAATGTGGTGCAAGTGATAAATACTTTAGGAACTCCAACACTAAACCAAGCTTTAATACAAGAAGCTAACGGAACAATACCTTTTTCAGTTAGAACTTTATTGGAATATACAGAACCACAATTTTTAATACAGACTGGTTATATGACCTACCTAGAAAATAGAACAGCTGTACAGAGAAGTACTGATGGCACAGAACAATTCCGTGTCGTGTTAAGATTTTAATGGAAAGAAAAAATGGCAACTAATTTTACTGGCGATTTTAATGTAGACCCGTACTATGATGATTTTGATGGCGCAAAAAATTATCATCGAATTCTATTTAAACCTGGATATGCTGTTCAAGCCAGAGAATTGACACAATCACAGACAATTCTACAAAATCAAATTACCAATTTTGCTGATGCAATTTTTACACAAAATACTCCAATTAATGGTGGTAAAGTTACATTAAATCAAAATGTTTATTATTTAAAACTTAATACCACTTATAGTGGTTCAATTATTTCTGCAGAAAGCTTTACTAAAGGTACAGCTACAATTACTAATGCAGATAAAAGTGTTGTTGCTAAAGTTGTAGTTGCCGTAGAATCAACCACCACATCATCTGGATCCGTTGGAGATTCTCCAACTTTAATTGTTACATATATTACCGGTACTAAATTTGCTTCTGGTGATACAATTAATTTAGAAGGCAGTAACATTTCAGCAACACTTATTACAGAATCTACCAATAATTTAGCAACAGGATTAAGTTCTGTTGCTTCTATTGCAAAAGGTATGTTCTATGTGAAAGGTAATTTTGTAGCTGTTAATGAAAAAACAATTGTTTTGGACAAATATAATTCTATTCCATCATTAAGAATTGGATTAAATATTACTGAAGCTATTATTGGTTCTGCTGATGATGGCACATTATTAGATCCTGCAGTTAATGCTTCAAATTATCAAGCTCCTGGCGCAGACCGTTATCAAATCTATTTAACTCTACAAACACGACCACTTACATTAGGTGAAGATAATAATTTTATTGAATTGGTTCGTTTGGAAAATGGAGAAATTTTAAAACAAGTTGATAATACCGTATATTCAGCAATTGATGATTATTTTGCTAAACGTACAAATGATACCAATGGCGATTTTATTGTAAAAGATTACACATTAACACCAAAATCAAATACAATTAATTCTGCTCAATATAATTTAAGTATTTCAAAAGGTATTTCTTATATTCGTGGTTATCGTTTAGAAAATCAAAGTGATGTTACTTTGGTCAATGACCGAGCAAGAACTGCAGCTGCTTCAAATACCAGCCCAACATATATTGATTATGGCAACTATTTTTATGTTAATAGTTCTAATGGTGTATTTGATGTTACAAAATTTCCACAAGTTGATTTTCATACAGTTAGAACTGATGGAGTTTTAACTACTAACACAACAACATATAACTCTACATTGGCTGGTACAGGCTACATGAGAGCAGTGGAGTTTTCAAGCACTTCAAATACTTCTAATGGTGCAGCATACATTTATAAAGCTCATGTTTTTGGATTACAAAATCAAACATTGACAGCAAATGTTGCAGCAACATCAGCTAATTCAAATTATATTACATTACCACATTTACCACAATTTTCTACAACAGCAAATGCTTATTATAATGTAACAGTATCGATTGACCAAGGTACTTCTGCTGGCGATTTTAGAAATATTGTAAGTTATGTTCCTGGTTCGGCAGCTAAAATTGCTTTTGTTGATAGGCCATTTACTGTTCCACCAGATTCGACTTCAGTATTTACATTAAGATATGATGTAACTGATTATGAAACAATTATTAAAGCAACATCTGGTACTCCTTGGCAAATTACTGCAAATGCTTCTATGGATAATTCCAGCAAAACATCCAATAATCCTTTAGGTGATACAGTATTACAAAATAGTAGTAATCCAGAATTGTTATTTAATTTGGGTAATCCATATGTAAGTTATGCAAACAATACTTCATATACTACACAACAAGTATTCAGAGACGTTTCTTTTGGTGCTTCTGGTGGTAATTATTCTGCCACTCTTACTTTTGGTTCTGCACCAGGTTCAGTAATTTCTTTTCCATTTGGAAATGGTTTCTTAACATCTGATGCAATTACACAAAATTTTCAAATTATTGTTACTGATCCACAATCAAGCGGTTTAGTAAAAGGACAAAATTTAACTTGGACAACAGGCACTAGAACAGTTCAGATTACTGGATCAGGTTCAACTGCAATATTTACGGTATCTGGTGCTGAAATACCAAGCGCATTTACAGCAACCATAATTGCTAAAGTTTATATTAAAAATGGTAATAATACTTCTTATGTTTTAAAAGCTAAAAATTTAGTTAAAGCAAATACAACGGAAGCTTTTATAACAGGAACAACTGTTGCAGTATATACTAAAGTCGATTTAACTCATGGCCAAGTATACATTCCTTATACTGGACTTGTTTCTCCCGGTCAACCACAAAAATTATACATTACTGATGTAAAGAAAATTGTAAAAATTATTGATACTAAATCAACTTCAGTATCTCCTGATGCTTCGATGTTGACTGGACCAACTGCGGCTCAATATGATGTAACAAGTCGTTTTACACTTGATAATGGCCAAAGGGATTCACATTATGATTTTGCTTCAATTACATTAGGTGTTGGTCAACCTCCAATTCAAGGTAATTTATTAGTTCTTGTAGATTATTATTCAGCTACAGGTGGAGATGGTTATTATAGTGTAATGTCTTATTTGTCACCAGCATCTTCATCTCCTGAAGATTATGCTCAAATACCATATTATAGAAGTACTTCAGGTAATTTTTATGAATTGAGAGATTGTTTAGATTTTAGGCCATCATTGCAAAATGCTCAGGCATCATTTACAATTAATACATCAGGTTCAGGTTCTGGTGCTGCTGGTGTTTATATTCCAATAGATTTGACTATATTTCAATCTGATTATGGATACTATTTGGGTAGATACGATAAATTAATTTTAACTAAAGATAAATCATTCGAAATTGTTCAAGGAACACCATCAACAAATCCTTTATTACCAGTAGAACCTGATGGATCATTAATTATTGCAAATCTATTTCATGATCCATATACAGCTTATATTCCAACCGAAGCTTATGGTGCTATATCAAATTTATCAGTAGAAAAAGTTAAACATAAACGTTGGTTAATGAGTGATATTTCTGCTTTAGAGGGTCGTGTTAATAATATTGAATATTATACAGCACTTAACACATTAGAAAAAGGCGCATCATCACTTCAAATTTCTGATGCCAATGGATTAAATCGATTTAAAAATGGTATTTTAGTAGATGATTTTTCTAGTTATGCTTCTTCAGATGTAAATAATCCTGATTATTTGGTTACTGTAAATCGCAGAACTAAACAAATGACTGCATCACAAACAGTTAAAAATTTCCCATTACAATCTACAAAACTTGTTTATAATATGGGTCAATTAGATGATACAACATCTAGTACATTAGGTTATAAAATTTCAAAATCTGGTTCTTCAAATTACTTCACATTACCGTATACAACGGCTAATGTTGTATCTCAACCAATTGCTTCTCGTACAGTCAATTTAAATCCTTTTGCTGTTACTTTAAATTCTGGTGTAATGTCTTTAAGTCCGCCAATGGATAATTGGGTTGATACAAATAAATCTCCAGATTTATTAATTGTTGATCCAAATCTTCAAGTTTATAGAGCAAGTGATAATGTAAACGTATTACAAGTTGGAGATTGGAAAACAACAGTTGCAACATCAACCGACAGTTCATATAGCGTTATTGGCCACGGAATTAATTGGTCTCCTTTTGGAAGAGTAGGTTATACAAAACACGACATAACAACATATACACAACAAGAACAAACAACAATTCTTGGTAATTATGATAAATTAAATTCAAGTTATGTTGAAACTGGTGGATTTATTACTGATGTAAGCGTATTACCTTACATTAGACAACAGTTTGTGTTCTTTAATTCTTATGGTATGTTGGTTAATAGTCAAGTACACGCATATTTTGACGGTACAAATGTTGACAATTATATCCGTAAACCCAACGTATTAGAATTAATTGGTGTGTCTGGTGATTTTAAAGATGGTGATATTATTGGTTATTATTCTAGTGGAAACTTTACTCCTGCAGCAAAAGTAATTTCTTGGTATCGTGATCCTGTAACCACAACAAAAGTTCGTTTATATATTGTTGGTATTGTTAGTGGTTCAACATTTAATACTAATGCAACAATTCAAAATGCGCAATTTAATGAAACAGGACAATATCAATCAACAACTGCTTCTGGCACAATAAATTCTTATACTCATTTTGGTGGAAATATTCGTAATGCTAGTTCTACAACAATTACTTTATCAACGTTGGCAGCAAACACAGATATCTATTCAGGAAACACTCTGTATATTATTAATGGAACAGGTATTAATCAATCTGCAACAATTTCATCTTATGATGGTACAACAAAAATTGCAACATTAAGTTCAACTTTGACAACCACTCCAGCAGTTGGTGATATCTATTCTATTGGCTCATTAAAAACTAATGAAGCGGGTATGATTTCTGGTGTCTTTGCTATACCTGGAGGAACATTCCATACTGGTCAAAGATTGTTTAGAGTTGATAATTCTATTGCAAATAATCCAACAACAGCAACAACATTTGCTGAATCTACATTCTACGCTTCTGGATTACAACAAACTAAACAAGGTGTTAATTATGCAGCTTCAATTGATTCTGCTAAAAATACTTTTTCTTCAATAGATTCAAAAACAAATACAAGTTCTTATAGCTATTATACACCATATGATCCAGTAGCACAAACATTTATTATAGATAAAAACAATTATCCTAATGGTGCGTTTATTGATTCAATTAAATTGTTTTTTGCTACTAAACCTTCAACAGGTTATGCACCAGTAACAATTTCAATTGTTGGCACAATTAATGGATATCCTAGTGGCGATACTTTAGATAATTCACAAGTAACATTAACTTCTGAAAATATTAAAACTTCAGATAAACCACATTATTTGGACGCTAGTACATATACAGTATTTAAATTCCCAACACCAGTATATTTGGAATCAAATAAATTATATTCATTAATTGTTAAGTGTCCTACATCCAATGAATATACAATTTATACAGCACAACTTGGAGATAATGCAGTTGCTTCTTCTGTTAAAAATAATTATTATGACACTCCTCCTTCAACCATAACAAAAATTAATTCAGCCCCATATGTTGGTTCATTATTTGTTTCACAAAATAGTCAAACATGGACAGCAGACCAAAATGAATCAATGATGTTTGTTATTGAGCGTTGTAAATTTGCAACAGGTACAACACCAGTAGTTCAATTTATTGTACCTAGAAATCTTCCATATCGTAAAATTGTTGAAGAGGACATTAATTATTATTTAAATCCAAACACAACATCAAGTTCTGTAGTATCTGCAGCAAATACTAACGTTCCATTTGATGCTTTAAATATTACAACTACTGATTTTATACCAGGAAGTTCAATAATTAATTATAGTTATTCAGCAACTTTAAATAGTTCTTATACTGCTGCCACAACTCAAAGTGTAACTCCAGGTAAATATGGTGCACCAACTTATGACGATATTTACTTAAATGATGGATTTGGCCAACGTGTGTTATTGGCAAGTTCCAATACATCATTTACTTTATATGCTTCAATGTCAACAAATGATGATTCTGTTTCTCCAATTTTATCTGATGATGGATTGAGTTTATATACTGTTACTTGGAACATAAACAATTTAGAATTGTCTAATAGTATGATTACTGTTGCCAATACAGGTTCAGGTTATAATGTTAATACAACAACTGTAACTGTAACAGCTGCAAATGGTTACGGATCTGGTGCTGTTGCTACTGCTAATATTTCTGATGGCCAAATTAAGAATATTTACATTACTAATCCTGGTTCCGGTTATGCAACAACACCAACAATTACTGTTTCCGATCCAACTACTCGTTTGACAGGAAATGCAAACGTAATTATATCAATTGCTGGTGAAACTTCTGTTTCTGGTGGTAACGGACTAGCAAAATACTTTACTAAGAAAGTTATTTTAGACCAAGGTTTTGATTCTGGTGATTTAAGAGTGTATTTTACCGCTTATAGACCAGTTAATACCGACATCTTCATTTATTATAAAATACTTTCTAGAAGTGATACACAAACATTTGATAGTGGCAATTGGCAATTAATGACCAAAATCAACAACGGTTCTTCTTTATACTCAGCAACAAGA